ACACAAAAGATTTTCCACGGTTACTCGATGGAACAATTGACCCAAGTTTCGATGATTATTATATTAATTGTTCAAACGGAATAAAAATTCGTCATGCAACAGGGTCAATCCTCAGTTGTTATATTCCAAGTTTGCAAAGAGGTAATAATATTATTAAGCAATTAAATGATATTGGAAGTATTGTTATTGAGTCCGATATTCTCGATAGTGAAGTGTATTTTACTTTTCTCGCAAACGATATTGATGTAGTGGCAAAGTTGTGTAAGGTAAAGACAAAAGGAAAAAATATTCAGCCACTTTCACCTAAGACTTTACCAAAGAAGAAAAATATTATTCCAGACAATGAAATGCAACGATATAAAAAAGTTTGTTCTAAGTTGGCTGAAAAACCACTTGATAGAGCGCAAATTATTATGAGAACTAATAAAGAATATGAAAAAAGACTTAATGATAATTATAAGCAAGAAATGAAGCGATTAATATTAGATTTTCGGAGCTATATTTGGCATATTGGTAAGTGGGATGAATATTTAGAGTTTTTGAGCGATTATAATAATAGTCAAGAATAGAGATAAACTGGGGTAAATCGCTCCAGTTTCGTTTTTTTATATAGATTTTGATAAATATATCGACCAAAGAAATAAAATCGCTTAAAATTTCTTACAATGTGGTTTAAGTAATGTTTATAATTGTAAACATAAACACCATTTTTGTTTATAATTATAGACTTATTTATCATAAGCAAAATTATATAATTCTCTAAGTTGTGCATTATCGTCATAAATATTATCGTTCATTTCTATATCAATTCCAAATTCATCTTTAAGGATTTGTTGAAGCTTGTCTAAGTCGACTTCAAAGAATTCTTTGTGAGTATTTTCTTTATTGACTCTACAATAGGCAAATCTTTTATGTAATTGAGCTTCTAACGCAAAACAATCTTCCGAATAGATAAATGCATGGACTTTAAACTTAAAAGCGTGGCTTGCGTCTGATAATTCATCAATTCTAACTAATGGATTGACTCTGCGAGTTGTTCCAATTTTATAATATCCATATAACATATCTTCGTTGCTAATAATATAAATCCACCCTGCTTTTCTATCTCTGAGTAAGTGTCGAGTTTTTTCAATTTCTTGTTGTAACTCATTAGTTTGTTCGGTATCGCCGTTAAAAACACTTACAGATAATTGTTCTTCTAATTCTCGAAGCCTATCAAACCATTCTTTGTCGGCTTTTCGCTGCTCGGCGATTTTGCGAGCTTGCTCTTGTTTCTTCCATTTTTCTTCGGCTTGAAATAGAATGTAGTCATTTTCAAGTTCGGCTTGTTCGATTTTCAGACAGAATAATCTTTGAGTCTTAATGGTAATTTCTTGTTCATTACACACAGAAATTAGTTTGTTAGCGTAGTTTTTAATTTTTAAACGCACACTTTCTAAGTTGTATCCATTTAACTTTTTTATTAGTTCTGAACATTCAAAATTAAAGTGTTGAATTAATATACTTGGAATATTCCCCTTTACATCAAATAGATTTTTAGCATGAGAATAATATCTTTGCTCCTTCAAATTTTCTCGGATGGCTTTTCTAAATTCAGATTTAGTATTTAAGATATGTTTAGGTGTGTATATTCCAACCTCTTCAAGTTTGTATTGCTCTAATTGTTTTTCGAGTTTTTTTATTTTTTCTCTTAATTCAAATTCATTCATAACATTTCCCTCCTTGTGAAATTATAATAGAATTTTATTATTCTGTCAAGTGTAAATTTATGTAACTATTGAAAATTTTTACTTTATAGGGTATAATGTTATAGGAAGGAGGTATATATGTGTATTTAGAAAATAAAGAATATTATTGGATTGAAATGAGTTATCATGTCTATAAAGCTCTATTACAAAAAGAACGATTAAAATACGAATATGAAGATGAGCAATATGAAATTTTAAATAGATGGATAGAACAAGAAGTATGCGAAAAATTTAGCTATAGGGAGGAGTGATTAAATGGGGCAAGAATACGGAGTGCGTATTAAAAATTTCTCTGCTGGACAATTGTATGAATATGGTTTAGGTGTTAGAGATTATTTACCCTACACAAATGCAATGCTTACTAATAGTTTATTTTTGGACTTTTTATTACAGAATGGTTTAAAAGTATCAAAGAATGGTTATACAAGAGATGTAATTTGTATTAACTTTGATATGGGGGCAAAGGGATATGAAAAAACGCGAAAAAATATAGAAAATAAAATTAAAAAAGTAGATAATGAAACAAAAGAACGATTACAATATTTGTTGGACAATGTAAATGATCGCGCAGATTTATATGTAAAAAAGTCAAAAGAAGATATTAGGATAGAATATTACGAAAATGGAGTAGATATTAAATATATTACAAAAGACAAAAGTGGGCATGTAAAAAAAGAGGAAATTGTTCATTATAAAATGCTTTATCGTTCGGCGGGAAAAGCAAAACAAGGGTCAGTAATGTTTATTTGTAAACGACTCTATAAAATTGCCCATGACTTTATATATATGGGAATTGAGTTACCTAAGCAAAATTCTCCGATTATAGAGGCAAGTGCTTATGTGTCGCTTGTAGCAAGTACGATTGTAGGACGAATAAAAATTGAACCCGAAAATATTTTAATTCTTAAAGATGTGGATAGTTTTTTTCGACGAGAAGTTATAAGTATAAATATTGACGAGAACAAACATTGTCGGGCTACAAGAATACAGGATTACGAACTAAAAAACACTTTATTCGATGGTCAAGCATTGATTGATGATTCAATTTTTCCCGAGTGGGGAGAAGGATATATTCTTTTGAGACATCACATGACCAAATGTGCAGCATTTCATACAAATATACAACAATTCTTTAGGGATTGGTTCGGTGACGAGTATGAAAGTGCTGTAGTTGTAGATATGTGGGGTAATAAACATTATGCAAAAGATGTTAAGATGATAACCACAGACAACGCTATAAAGTGGGTGAAGTTCGGAGTATCATATGAATATTGGTGCCAGAAAGTTCACGAGAATGGTTGCCAATTTGGTATTGTTAAAACAGCACACAAAAGTAAATATGGCGATGTTCAGCGTATGAGTTATCAGATGATTAACACTCTTAATATAAATATTATGGATGGAGTACTTGAGAAAAGTAAGGTTTATGTTGAAAGTCTAAAAGGTGATAATAAAGTTTTTATAAATTATCTTCGAGATAATGCAAATTTTTCTAATGATTATGAAGTATTAGTGGCGTTGTGTGAACAAGACGATGAATTTACTCGGAGCGAATATTTTAGGAGTAGAAAGAAAAAAATAATTGATGGATATGTAAAAAATTTAAAATTTGGCAAGGTGTTACAAGAAGGAGATAATTTAGTAATGGTTGGTTCGCCTTATGCTATGTTGCTACATAGCGTGGGTGAAGATGTTGAAAAAGATGAAACATTTGAAGGTGAACAAGGTTGTATTCAATGCTATACGAAAAGGTTTGGTGTAGGGGAGTATTTGGCAGGATTTAGAAGTCCACATAATAGTAAGTCGAATATATTGTCATTGCATAATGTGGGAAGTGATATTTTAGATAAATATTTGCATATTGGAGAACAATGCATTGCGATGAACTGTAAACATACAGATGTCCAAGATCGTTTAAATGGCTGCGACTGGGATTCTGACCAAGTGTTTGTAACGAATCAAGATGATATAGCTGATTATGCTAAATGGTGTTATATTAATCATCCAACTATTGTAAATAATATTCCAAAAGAAAAGAATCATTACGATTTGTCTACGTATAATCATGCTGTGATTGATAACAACCTTGCTAAAGCACAAATGGCAATTGGAGAATCAAGTAATCTTGCACAACTTGCATTGACATATGGATATAGTTTCATGGATAAAAATTACGATGATTATGTTTGTATTTTAAGTGTAGTGGCTTAATAAATGGGTCGGCTAAGTGGAAACACTTAGTAAAAAGTATTCAGTGAATAGTGGAAAGCTACGTATGGTATTATTAAAAAAAAATGAAAGGAGGTGAAGCAATGATGGATTATAAAATCTATTTATTAACATTTCCGAATGGAAAAAAATATGTTGGTATGACAAAGCAAAGATTAGAATCCAGATGGAAGAATGGACATGGATACGATTTTAACAAAGAGATGGACGATGATATTAAAAAGTTCGGTTGGGATAATATTAAAAAAGATGTTCTTGAAACAGGATTAACCGAACAAGAAGCCTTTGAAGCAGAAATGTATTATATCAAAGAAATGAAAACTAGAGAATTTGGATATAATAAAGGAGAAGGAGGTAAAATTAGTTGTCCTAATCGGATTATTGTAGAATATAATGGGCAAGAATGCACATCGTTAGATTTGGAAAAAATGGCACAAGATGGAATTACATATCATGATATAACAACGCGATTAAGTAGAGGGTGGGATATTGATAGAGCTATTACGCAGAAGAAACATGAAAAAGTTTATGAATATGAGTACAATGGTAAAATGTATACAATAGATGAGTTGTATGCAATGTGTAAGGTAGATATTGATAGAACGGCATTTATTAATAGACTAAGAACAGGTTGGACTATCGAAAGAGCGTTAACTTGGGAACAAGGTCGTAAATTGCAACCTTATATTAACACTTATAAATATAAGGGGAATGTTTATAATATTGGTGAACTTATACAAATAAGCAATGTTGAAGGTTTAACAGATGCGATTCTTAGAGACAGAATCAATAATAGACATTGGAGTATTGAAAAAGCAATAACGCAACCATTAAAAAAGCAAAATCAACTTTTTGAATATAAAGGGGAGTTATATAATTCTAAGCAATTAGCAAGTCTTAGTCCATATGAAATGACACATCATCATGTTATGGATAGAATTAGGGCAGGTTGGTCAATAGAAAAGACAATTAATACTCCAATTAATAAAAAATAATACCATATACGCTAACCATATGCCAAGCCTATTGAAGTTCTTTGGTAGATAGGAAGGCTCAGAGACTAGGGGGTGAGCAGAACGAGCAATAATCCTCCCACGAGTGCTGAACACCTAAACACAAAAGTGCATGGTGAAGATATAGTCCGATACTTTAAGGAAACTTAAAGAAGCTCTGGATAAAGAGCCAGAGATATAACAAATGCAGGCAGCTATCGACAATGCAAAGCGCACTTACGATATTGACCTTAACTCAGAAATACGACGCATAAAATTAGAGCTTGACATTAGAACTCATGGTTATCCACGATTTTGGCTTTATGTCAATTATACAACGCCAAAAGAAAAAATCAATCATTCGCTTCAATGTCCAATGAATGTGTTATTTGATTATAAACCACCCAAGATTCGTTCTAATGAATCAACTTTGCCGATGTGTTATTTTTATAATTATTATCCGCTTAAAGATGATAGGCGTAAATCGAAAAAAGTTGAAGCACTTATTGAGGATTTTGGATTAAAACTCTATCAAAATGTTATGGATGATATAAATGATGATTTAATATTAAGAGATGATTTTGATAAAATGATTGATTCCATTAGACAAATTTATATATCAAAAGAATATTTAGGATTGTTTAGTTGGTTAATAAATAGGGCTTTTCATATGAGAATAAATATCGATGGTAAAACAAAAAAACAAAGGGCTAAAACTGAAAAAAATAAAGCTCTTTTACTAAAAACATTATACACTATTAATCCAGTAAATTTACTTAAAATTTTCCAAAAAACTACATAAAATGTGTACATTTTCACTTTTGTAAGAATATGTAAGTATTGAAATTTCAACGATTATAAGGGTTTAAGTTAAGTTCTTATGTGATAGAAAGTGATTTTTTGTCACATAATTGTTCAGAAATGGCATTTTTGCAAAAGTAGAACGAGCGTTATTTATGCCAATACGCTATATAAATATGGCGATTGCAATTTATATTTTTTCGTGTCTCGTGCTTCCGTCTTGGAGGTGCGAGACTTTGAAAAGGAAGAAAGGATTTAAGGTATGGGAGATACAGCACCAAGATTAAGTAAACCTGAAATCATAAGGCTTGTATCTGAATTATCTGGTATGCCAAAATCAAGGTGTCAAGATGTTATTAATGCTTATTTAAATGTTGTTCGAGATAGTTTAACAATTGGACAAGAAGTATATTTAGACCGTATTGGTATTTTGACTCTTAAATACAGAAAGTTTAAAAAAGGTAGAATGATGCCGAATGTCAATCATCATGGCGAAATGGTTATGACGAAAGACATTCAAGAACATAATTTACCAATTTTTAAAGTATCAAAACAACTTAAAGATGAGATTAGAGAATTATCGTGGGGAAATCCATTGTGGCAACCAGATAATGTAGAAGAAGAGGAGGATTAAAGGTATGAAGGATACTTATAGTCGTAAAACGACAATTAAAGTAATTGGATATTTAACGAAAGATGATATGGGGGATTATATCATTGAAGTTTATGACAAAAAAGACGCATCGCCAATTGTTGTTCGAGTTGATGAATTGCTTCACGATATGAAAGGTATGCAAGTTGCATTTGTTTCGGAAAGGTGTTGTAATGCGTGATTATCAATCAGAACTTGATATTTTAATTGATAAGGTAGAAGGTGTTACAGATAAGAATTGGGTGGAGGTTGTGGACGAACTTGGACTTGAGGTTCATCCAGATTCTCTTCGTAAATCTTTTACTGGTGGTCGATATTGTGGATACCAAGTTTATAAATATTTTCAAGAAAAACTTGAAAAGGGATATACAGAAGAAGAGTCGATTCGGCTCGAATCTTTAAGACAAGAATTATATAAAGAAAAATGTAAACTTCAAGATCAAAAACGCGAATATAGGAAACTTTTGCGTGAGCAAGCAAGATATGAACATCTTATTGATAAAATGGAAAAGGCTATTGGTGCAGTTGAACCTTTAAAGTTAGGTAGTTGTTACGAACCAAATCCATCCGACATCGAGGCTGTTTTAATTTTATCCGATTTTCATTATGGACTTGAAGTTGATAATGTGCTTAATGAATATAATACAGAAATTGCAAAAGAACGATTAGATATTTTACTTGATAAAACGATTTATTATTGTAATATTCATAGAGTGCAAAAGTTGCATCTTGGTTTAGCAGGTGATTTAATTTGTGGAGCAATCCATTTACAATCTCGTGTTGCCGCAGAAGAAGATTTAATAAGTCAAGTTATTAATGTAAGTGAGTTGCTTGCTAACTTTATTAATTCGCTCAAGTCGAATATTCCAGAAGTTAAAGTATGGGGCGTTGTTGGCAATCATTCAAGAGTAAATGCTGATAAAAAATCTAATATGCCAGCCGAAAATTTTGAACGACTTATTTTTAAGTATATCGAGGTGAGATTGCCGAGTGTGACAATTGCCACAAACGGATTAGAAGATTGGATTACTTTTAGAGTAAACGATAAATTAGCGTTTATGACACATGGCGACAAAGATAGTTTAGGTAATATTAAACTTCATGCCGTAAATCTGCTTGGTGAAGTTCCAGATAGGATTTACTTTGGACATATTCATCATTTAAACATTAAAGATGATAATGGCACAGAGATTGTGGTAAATGGATCTATTGTGTCTACAGATGAGTATGCTATGGGATTGAGAGTACATACTGAACCTTATCAAATATTGCAAATATTCGATAAGGATGTTTGCACCTATAAATTAGAGCTTTAAAAAAATATAAAAAAAATTACATTTACTATTGACTTTTATAGAAAATGAGGTATAATGATAATATAAAGAGCAAAACCCATTAAGTTTTGATAGTGGCTCACCTACCTCTTTATATGATAACATTTTGACTTTGTGTTCTGTTCTTCTTTTCGATTTGTTGTACATTTTTTTAAAGGTGAGCCACAAGATATTGCGGGGTAGACCAGTAGTTAAGTCGCAAGCCTCATAAGCTTGAAATCGTGAGTGCAAATCTCACCCCACGCAACCAAGTTTCTGTTTGAGTCATTGGTTAATATATTATCTAAAATATCGAATTCAATAACGAAATAGATAATATATTAACCACATATAGTGGTATAGTGTAATGGTAGCACAGCAGATTTTGATTCTGCTAGTTGTGGTTCAAATCCACGTACCACCGCCAGTACAATATCTATTTATTAGATATTAAAAGTTTCCGAATCAAGCCAGAGCCTAAGTCTTTATGATATGGTAGGCAAGAGCTAAAAACAACGCTATTACCCAATAAGGAAACACCTTAACCAAATCCTTGGATATTGGAAGGATAACATGGGGTAAAACCCCGTGGAAAGTGCAGGGTATAAAATACAGACAATTTCATAACGTATATCATAACTCGGTGTAGACCAAGAGCATGGTGCCGAGAGCGTGTCCATCCTACGGGTGAGAATAGCCTATCCAGAACGATAGCTTTGGAGACGGTTAAAGACTTACATTGCGAGGTGTAAGATGCCACCTATGAATAGAATGGTTCCGGATACGTGTGCTTATGCAGTCCTTATCAAAGACACTGTTCCTATCGGTTCCATAATAGAAGCCGAGCGTTAAAAGCGTGGGCTGAACCCAGAAACGGCGTTACTGTGGCAAGTAACGTGAAATGAAGCAGTCTGGGAATGCCAATAAGGGATTTTGCTGATGATACTGGTAAAAGCCAGAGTATAAGATAGGGTCAAGGTACGAGTAGCTAAAGGCAATGACAGTAAGACATTCTTTAATTGAATTAAAAAAAATTCTATACAAGATGCTGAATGTGTAGTGAAAGTTATGGGTAGAAAAATTCCCATGTAGAGTTTGATGGATTTTCCATCTTGACAAGATGTTGTAGGGTAGCTCCCTATGGCACAGCCTTGTCAATCTAGTGGTCGAATATGATGATGCCTGCAGTTAGTAGGGCGAAAGTCCATGGTATGCGTTATGAAGTTGTCTGTAAAAACATTTGAGAGAATTAGAGAATAATAGGATATTTAATATTGAGGTTGTTGTATGGAATATGTAGAACGAAAAAACTATAATAAAGTAATCACGATTAAACTTGTAATCCCAAATGGTTGTAATGCAAAATGTCCATTTTGTTATAATAAGGACAAGAGTGCATCATATGATAAACAACAATTTTTAGATAATTTTATTAATTCTCTTGATAATCTTATTAATGAAATAGGAGATAAAAATCCAATATCTGTAGACATAACGGGTGGAGAGCCAACATTAGATTTAGATTTTTTAACACGGGTATTAATAAAGTTAAAAGATTATAATATACTGAAAAGGGCGCGGGTTCGAGTCTCGCCGTTTCCATCCTGCGGAACTTGTTATTCGATATAGTATGAATAAGTTGAACGAGCTTGCCAAGCTTCTTCTTAGCTCAAATTGGCAAGACTTTTATGAATTGGGGTATGTGTTTTCGGATGCATACTTAGCGAGCTAGGGAAACTTGACTCGCTTTATTATGGAGAGTACCCGAATGGTTAGGAACAAGATTTGAAATCTTGGGTGGCGTAACAGCCTATAGGGTTCGATTCCCTAACTCTCCTCCAAACAGTCGATTGATCTTACCACTAGGACATCGATAGTTGCTGGACGAAGGTAAGTGTCACGAGCAACCGTTCCTGAAACTCGAGATGAACAGGTGAGCTTTATGTGTCCGTGTACCGGGTAAATAATTCTCAAGCATAAGGTAATCCCCTACGCAAAGGGGGTATTTTTTTTAATAGGATACCAGGAAGAGAGGATAGAATGTGAAGATTAAAGGATTTGAAGCATTAAGAAATAAGTTAGGTCTTAAACCATTAGAGCCTAAACAAGAAAAAGATATAATTTGTCGCAAGTGTGGTGCTGTAATGCACAAGACAGGTGAAAATGTTTATACTTGTGATGGTGTTATAAAAGATAAAGAGGGCAATGTAATTAAGAATAAAGATGGTTCTAATAAGCGTTGTGGTAATTTTTATATTAAATCCTCTTTTGTAAATACATATAAATAGCAAATATATGTTATACAGATAAATTTAACCTTGCCGATGGTCGGTGGGGTTAAATTTATTTTAAGGAGAAAATTATGAAAAATTATGAGATAAATGGCACTTTTAAGTTTGAGTTACCAATAGAAGATAATACTTCTAACTCTATTCCAACATTGACCAAAACTCAAAAACAAGAAATGAAACAGCTAATTGAAGATTATTTGTCTAATAAGAATAAATTCGTGTATGATGGTAGTTTTCGCAGAGAAAGTTATGCTTATCCAAAATCCGTAATATCTCTTAATGGTGATACTAATGGTTGTATGTATAAGGGTAAATATATTATGAATTGTGGCATCTTTGCACAAATGATTTGGCTGGGCAGAAGTATTGAAGATTTTAAACCAGTGCCAACCACAGATATTACAACAGTCTTTGATTGGGGTTATTATTTTAAGTTTTTAGCTGCTCAAGTAGCATATGGCATTAAAAAAAATTCTACAACTTACTATAAAGATAACACTTATGAAAATGATTATGGTGACAGAGCATTTATTACATTTGACAATGCAGCAGCTATGGCTCAAGAACTTTATAAAATGGGTTGTGAAATTTCATATAGTCAAGCTGACATTGGCGATTTAGTGTTTTACCGCAGTACAAATGTAAGTGATGGAGATATAGATGGTTTAGAACAATCTTCATTTAGATATATTACTCATGTAGGTATTGTATGCGATATATTCGAAGAAGGTGAATTGACTATCGCAGAAAGTTCAAGTGCATATAAGGCTTGTCTTGGTAAAAGTGGACTTGGAAGTAATGTTACAGCGTTTGGTAATGTTCGTGGCGCAGGTCAAGAACAAAGAGTTGTAATGTGTGCAAGACATCCTGTGGCGTTTGGGTTCGAGGGTAATGTGCCACATATATTTACTACATATCGTAGAGAGGATTAGAAAGGAAGTGGTTAAATGGCTGCAACTGTAAAAATTACAAAGTTGACAAAACATTTTTCAATAGATGAATATACGGTTAATCAGACCGGACAATGTATATTAAATGCAAGTGCTATTTTACAGGCAATTTGTTTAGAAGAATTTAGACAATGGCTTGGAAAAGCGATGAGGGTAAACGCATGGTATAGAACTGTAGCGTATAATAAATCTGTTGGTGGAAGTTCTTCTTCTTCCCATCTTCGTGGTTGCGCTACAGATTGGAGCGTGCCAAATGTTTCCAAAGCAGATTTTATTAAATATGCCAAAAAGTGGAGGAGTATTTGTAAGGCTCATGGTGTAGTTGGCGAAGCAGGATTATACAAATGGGGAATTCATTTAGGTAGTTCTATCAAGTATTCTAAAACATTTTATCATTGGGATAGTAGAAGTGGCAAACAAATTAATATGCCGTTTAAAGCATTAAAGTAGGTGGCTCTATGAGGGAGTTATTTAAAAATAAACCATGGAAGAAATGGAAGACAAGAAAAGCTTCATTTATTGGAGTTCTTGTCTTTTTAATTTTATATACAATATTTAGCTTTATTATGTCATGGCACGACCATACGATTGATACTACAGTTACAACAGAAGTATTTAAGACTGGTAGATGGGTTATTATGACAGGAACGAGTATTGTGCTTGCCGATTCGGTATCAAAATTGATAAAAAGGAAGGAAGAGGATTCTGATGATGAATGAATTTTTTAATGAATTATTAACGAATTTGATATATGTAGCAATTGGAGCAGGGTTATTCCTTGTGTCATATTTAAGCAATATGTCTTTTTCGTTATATTATAACATTAAAATTTTAATGCAGAAATTTGACAAAAACAAAATAATTAATTCTGCCCTTAGAGTTGCTTCTATAACTGTTGGACTTGCATTGTTATGTATTGCAATTACTACCATTCCACAATTTGCAACTTATGTAGGTTTAGAAATACCAGCAGAATATATTAACGTTTTTAGTAATTTAGCAATTTTAACATTGTTTGTAACATCTGCTTATAAATATGTTGCCGAGGCATATGGTAAGTTTAAGAAGATTTTAGAAACAAGTAAAGATTTAACAGAGATATAGGGAGTCATTAGACCTCCCTTATAGATTGGGGTGTGCCTTTGTGCCACCCCTTAAAGGAATAAAAGGAGGATAAGGAATGGCTACTCAAAAAAAGACATTTGCATATTGTCTTAATCACGAGAAGCAATTACCTGTGACTAAGTTTTACCCAAGTAAAAATCCGAATCATCATGGATATATGCCATTTTGCAAAGATTGTTGTACTCAAATCTATCAGAGACACTATGAAGAATTTCAAGATTTAGAATCTGCTATTTGGTTTACTTGTGCAGATGTGGGAATTCCATTCATTAAGAGTTGTTTTGCGACTGTTAAGCGTAAAGTATCTGGTGAGCAATTAAGTAGAGAAAAGGCATTTGATGGATATATTTCGGCAATGAAAAATTCTAAAGCATCTAATAGCAATAAATGGAAAGAATTTTCAGATACCGATGCTACATTTGGCGAAATTCGTACTGCTGTCAATCTCGACGAAGAAAGACAAGAAGAAATTGAAAAACTTCGTATGGCATGGGGTGATGATGCGACAGTTGATGATTTGGGATTTTTAGAGTGGAGATTTTTAACTTATACGGCAGGAATTGAAACAACAGAATATCAAGCAAGTAGGTATCGTGACCTTTGCATGTGTGAATTGAGGATTAAGAAAAATATTGATGCTCAGACAAATATGAAATTAAAATCTTCTATAGCAAAAGAACTTGGTATAGATAGATTTGAAATAGACAGAGAAAAGACAGCGGCTGAAAAATATATTGAGCATGATATATATATGATGGAAAAATATGAGCCTGCTGAATACTATAAAGATAAAAATTTATATAAGGATTTTTTAGGCATTCATAAGTATTGGATTGATTGGGTGCTTAGACCTGTGAGAAATTTAATTGTTGGTTCTAAAGATTATGATGTCGATGCGAATAGTAAGTATGGTGATAAGTGATGACAAAAGAAGAATTATTAAAAGAGAGTTCGTATTATCCACTTATCACACAAGTAAGACGGAAGCGTTGGAAACAAGATAAGAAATTAACAAAAGAAGAAAAAGATATTCGTACTAAACAATGGACTACTTTTTATCGAAGGAATTTGAATATATATATTGAGGAAAGACTTAGGATTAAACTAAGACCGTTTCAACATATCATGATATATTTAATGTCTATAAGTGAAACATTTTGGTCTATATGTAGTAGAGGGTTAAGTAAAACCTTTTCATGTGCAGCGTTCGCCGTTGGTTGGGCAATGTTGTTTCCAAAGTCTGAAATAATCATAGTTTCATCTGTAATTAAACAAGCGAACCTTATTATTACTGAAAAAATAGAAGGGGAACTTATGAGTATATCTCCTGTTCTAAAACAAATGTACGAAGATAAACTTATTGAGTTTAAAGATGAAAACGATTGTAGATGTATGTATTTTAGGATTAATGATTCAAGTATAAAGGTTCTTCCTGAGGCTGAGAGTTCCAGAGGTAATCGTAGTACAATGCTTATTGCAGAAGAAGCACGACTTTTGACCAAAACAAAATATGATTCAATTTTTAGAGAAATGCTTCGACCACGAAATGCAGAATATAGGAATATGACAGAATATCAAGGTGATGAATATGCCGATAAAGCAAAAGAAATATTCTTAACATCTGCTTATTTTAAATCAAGTTGGATTTGGCGAGCATTTAAACAATGTGTTAAGTCTTGTTTTAATGATAGGTTCGATAATTATAATTTCTTTGCAGGTGATATTTATGTTGCAATTTATCACGGTATTAAAACATGGACAGAATTTAGAAAGTCTAAGACCAATTCTGATGAATTAAGTTTCCGCATGGAAACACTTAATGAAATGATTGGTGAAGCAGATGGAGCTTACTATACTCTTGAAATGTTTCAACGCAATCAAATTCTTAAAAAAGCTTTACATCCACCAACTAATGAAGAATTTGAAGCTCGTGTTGATAAAAAGAATCGTAAAAAACAAAACAACGAATATCGTATTCTTTCTGTTGACTTGGCATTTTCAGAAGATGCAGTTGGTAAAAAAGAAGAAGCTGATAGGTGTGCTTTAGAGATTCTTTCAGTCGTTTGTCGAAAGGATGGTAGGGTAGAACGACGGCTTGAATATATTGAATCGATGGGTGGAGGAGATGAACAAGCTGTTCACCAAAGAATTAGAGAATTGTATTGGGATTTAAGTTGTGACTACTGTTTGGTTGATGTAAATGGGGGAGGAAATTTGTATTACGGTATGCTTTCTTCGCCATGGCAACACCCAACACGGCAAGACTGGAATTCTCATGGTTTTGGTATATGTGAAGAGCCAAATATGCAAGTGTTATCTGAAGGTGTATTAAATGAACTTAGACAGCGTACAGTTGACCCAGAATATATTCCATGTATGATACCAATGAAAGCAACAGCGGAGATGAACTCTAATATGTGGAAATCTTTATGGAAGTCCTTAAATAATAGTAGTTTACTTTTGCTTGAAGATGAGCTTCAAATAACAAAAGAATTTGATGAAGATGTAAGTTCATTAAAAGTTACATCAGAAGAAAGAGTAAGATATTTGTTACCATATGTTCAAACAAGTTTGCTTATCAACGAAGGTATCAACTTATCAGCAACGTGGAAAGATAATGGTATGTTATCATTGTCTCAACCTCGTACTGGGCACAAAGACCGCATGAGTTCGCTCCAATATGCTAATTGGATAGCAGACAAAATAGAAAATAATTATGCAATCTCTCAAAATCAAGAAGAATTTAATCTTGATGATTTTGAGGGAGTATTGATATAAATTTATAAGAAAGGAGGAGATAATTTGAAGGATTCAATTAAAAACGAATTAACCAAAGAACAAGTATTTAGCGTTGTGGAATTTGCACAAGGCTTGATTGATGGTGGTGGATTTTATACACCCGATTTATTAAATTACAACTTAATTGCTTTAATTGGTGATACAAAAGCACCAGATTATAAAAAGGTTCTTGAAGCTCTTAGCAAAGCAAGAGCGCAAGCAAAAGATTTGCAAGAATATTCAGCTTGGGTTGAATATAACAACATGCTTTATGCACGGTTAGTTCGATATTATGCAAATATGCTCTCCTTCGATTTAAAAGTTACTTGTATTAATGCAAGTGGCGAAGATTATAAAAGTCAAGAGTATTTAGATGATAAAAAACGAGTATGGAAGTTCTTTGATAACTTTGATTATAAGCGTGAATTTGCTAAGGTTGTAGATATTTGCGCAAGACAGCAAGTCGATTTCACATGGTTTCGTACAACTCGTGGAACTTTCGACCCAACACCTGAAGATGTAAATAACGAAAAGGTTACTAAATTACCGAAATATACACTACAAGCCATGCCTCAAGATTATTGTAAAATTACAGGATATTTTGAGCAAGGTTTATTGTATGATTTTGATATGATGTATTTCTTAAAGCCGGGAGTTGACATTGAAGCTTTTGACCCTGTATTTAAGAAAAAGGCAAGAGAAATTTTTGATGAAAATAGTTTCATAAATTATGTTCCGACCAATCCGCTTAATCGGCGTGATGGGTCTTTTTCATATTGGGTACAAACATCACCTGACATGGGAGCATGGTGTTTTTGCCTTGACGAATTTAAGTTTGATGCAGTTCCATTCTTGGCACCAACTTTACCAAATATGATTACTGATAGAGAACTTCAAGCGTTGCAGAAGGACAAAGATATTTCTGCTGCTTATGGGTTGCTTATGGGTGAGTTGGAACTTTTAGACAAGCAAAAGTCAGGTAATGTTAAGGATGCATTTGCAATTAATCCTAAAACACTTGGTCGATTAATGGGGCTTGTAAGAAAAGGGCTTGATAAACATATTAAGGTTGGAGGACTGCCAGTTAAAAATCTCGACTTTTATCAATATGAAGACAAAAATCCAGACAGTTATAAGACTCAAGTAGAAACTTCGAGTGCTATTGGTGCAAGTGCAGGAAATATGCTCTTTAGCACAAGTAAATTGAGTCAAGAAGAAGCAAGAAATGCAATTATTAATGATAGTAATATTATCAAACGAATGTATGCTCAATTCAATGCTTTCTTAAATTTCTATGTAAATAAAAAGACAAGAAAATACAAGTTCTCATTTGAATTTGAAGGTATTAACTTTCCATTTGAGCAGGAATACCGACAAAAGAAAGTTATGGAGCTTGCTAATGTTGGTATTGTTCTTCCAAGTGCAATCGGAGCCGCTTATGGTTACAAACCGCAAGATTTTGAACGCATGATGGAAGAGGCGAAGTATAGCGGATTTACTGATAATTTAGTTCAGCTCATGTCAATCCACACATCAAGTGACAAAGGTGGTAGACCAGCACAAAGTGAAGTTAAGACTGAGGCTCGTGAATATGATGATTCAGAAAGTTAAGGAAGGAGGTATAAAATGCTAATCTCTAAAAAGACAAGTGAAGCGTTGGATATTCTATACGGACAATTCTTTAACTTAAATTCGTTGTTGGACAACGCAGTTAGTTATATGCTCAACGAATGGGCTATGGTACAAGCAAGTGAAATTATTCATTTGCGCCTTGCGCATTTAATGGGTGTCATGGCAGATTTTATAAGTGAAATAAAAGATGATTATGATGAACGGTCAATTAGACCTGAAGTTCCAAAACACGATGAAACATATTCGTCTTTAAAAGAAATGTTTGATTATATTTATGATGAGTTTGAAGCAACTTATCGTATGATTGTGCTTACAAATAAAATCGCTCTTGAAGAAGGTGATATTAATGTTCATGCAGGGCTTATGGACTTTATGCGTAAGTTCAATAAAGTAATTGGACAGATTATTACACTTAAAAATAAAGCAGACCAAGGACTTGATTTTGATACATTTGATTTTAGGATTAAGGATTGGGGTATTGTTGGATTGGATGGTGAGGCGTAATGATTTTACGACAAGAGCCACAAAATCCAAGCCTGTATTATATTGTAGACGAACAAACTCATCTAAAATGGTCGGCTTTAGGACTTTTCCCTACTCATTTATGGCAAGGAAAATTTTATTATAGAATAACAAAAGAATTAAATGAAACAATCAAGAAAGGTGGTGATTGCAATTAAAGAGCAAAAGGTAAAATTTTCTATCGAAGATTTAAAATTAGAAGATTACAACGATGACGAATTTGCGATTGCAAATGTTACTTTCCTTTCCACAAGTAAAAATCAACATAAACTTATTATTACAGAAGAGGTGTTAAGAGAAAATGCGAAAAGTGTTCTTGGCAAATGGCTCGTAGGTGAATATGATAAGTTTTATAATGATGTAACAACTCATACAGATAACCAACAAATTTTTGGGTATTTTCCACCAAATCAAGAAGTTGTGTTTATGGAAGATAGAGACATTGTAAAAGCTTCGGCTAATGCAATTATTTCTAAAATTTATTCAAAACAACTTTGTGATTTATTTGCAGATGAGAAAACTCGAAAAGATGTATCTGTAGAAATGTTGGTAAATGGCGATGAACATGATGATGGTAGTACGGATGTTGATAGTTTTAGAATTGTAGGCGTTACAGTTCTTGGAAAAGCTCTTGGACGAGAAGTACATGGTTCATGTCCTGATGCCGAAATGAATATGGTTAGATTCTCAATGGAGGATGCTAATAGATTTTATGAGAGCCACAATAACTCTCTTGCTGAATTACAGCGATTTTCAGAGGAAAGGAGGAAAAATATGGCTGATAAGTACAAAATCAATAAGACAGAATTAAAAGATACTCCATGGGGCGATGTTGATAAAACTGAAATGAGAAATAAAATCATGGAAGCTAGTAACAGAGCTATATTGGTAAATTTTGTATATATGCTTGTTGAGGATGGTTGGAAAGATGCTCCTTCTGAACATTTAAAATATCCAGTTGCACAGCTTGTTGATGATACTTTCTATTATAACCGCTATGGTCTTGCCTCTGCACTCGCTTATGCAAAACAAGAGGGTGAAGATGAAGTGGTTTCTAAAATAGAAAAGATTTATGACAAGTTTAACTTGGATGTTGAAAAGAAGGAGGATATGGCAATGAAAGAGATTGAATTTGCTGCTGTCAACCTTAATGATATGTGGGAAAAGGTTTATACTGCCTTAAATAAGAAAGACGCTTATAGGTTCTATATTGTTGGACTTTATGAAGAAGACAATAAAAAATTCGCTGTTATTAAAGATAGTGATGCTAATATTTATAAAGTAGACTATTCTTATACAGAGGAAGGACTTATTCTTGCGGACGAATATCAAAAGGTTGAGGTTGAATTTGTTCCGACTGATGATATAAAAAAGTTTGCGGAACCCGAAAATGCTGAAAAATATACAAAGTTTGCAGACGATGAAGAGCATGATGATGATAGCGACGATGAAGAAGATGAAGAGATAGAAATGTCTGACACTGAGAAACTTGCAGATGTTATCGCTCAATGTGAAGAACTCAAAAAAGCTTTAGAAGATAAAGAAAATATCATTATGGAACAAACAGCAGAGCTTGAAGAACTTAGAAAATTCAAGACTGAAGCTGAAAATAAAGAAAAAATGACAAAAATTGATGAAGTCATGTGCGATGTAGAAAAATTCTTAACAAATGACCAGTTTAATGAATTCAAGGTTGATGGAATGGCTTGCGAACTTTCTGCTATTAAAAATTGGGAAAATAAAGTTAAAGCTTTTTGTTTCTCATCCGTAGCTAATCAAGATGATAATTTAACACTCAGAATTACTAACCCTATGAATTTAGAAGATAAGAAAAATTCTGTATGGGATAGATTATAATTAAAGAAAGGAAGATTTTATTATGGCAACAAATACACATGGTGTAGTAAATACTACTCATTGCTCCTGTTGGGATAACGACGCTCTTAATTATAGCGGCATTGCGGCAACAGATATTGATAATGGTACATTTGTAGCACTTGGAGATTTACAGAAAACTGATGAATTTATTGATGAATATACTTTTACAGTAACTGCAAATGCTAATGGTGCTGCTTCTGATATTATGTATATCGTAGATACTCCGATTGTTGGTAAGACTATTGATATGCAAATTTATAATGATCCAAGATATTTCTACAATATTGCAGGTCAAGCTATGAGTATCAAACAACTTCAGAAGGGCAACTGTATTGAAGTTAATGCAGAAGCTATGGAAGCAAATGCAACCCCTGTCGATCAACCAACTTATACTCTTGCATCAATTGGTGCAACTGGTAAATTACAAATGGTTCAGCAAGGTGGTTCTTTTAGATACCTCGGTGTAGTTGAAAGAGGTATTGGTCAAGAAGTTGTTCCGCATTATGTATTCCAGCTTATGGCTTAATAATTTTATAGAAAGGAAAAGATGCAATGATTACAAATGAATTAAAGAAATTTGCAGCAGGCAATACCGATTTTTATGTTGCATTTGATGAATATTATGGTTGTATGAATGATTCTAAGAGAACTCCGTCTATTCCGATGATGGAAATGTCTGAAAAGATTCATTCTGGACTTATCAAGGAAATGGAAAGACTGTCTGGCGTTCCACAGGCTACAATGCCAAATGCCTGGACTTCTCATCCGTCAGTCCAATGGTCATATTTTGCAATTCAGAACGAGATTATTAACTCGCTCATTCCGCAGTACATGACTAATTCTCTTAGCCCGTTCGTAGATTTTAGAACAGTTGACTATGGAGATGTTGTTAAGTTTAAGATTACGCCGAAAACTTTATTTATCGTTTCGCGCGGGGGTACGGGCGAAAGAACTAGCTTCCGTCAGAAACAATATGCAGGTGATGCAGTGCTTGCACCGGAAGAACATCTTGTAACAGTATTCTCTGATTGGCTTGCTGTAGTTGCGGGTAAAGAAGATTTTGCTGAAGCAGTAAGACTCGCTGTGGTTTCTATTGAAAGAAGCATGACAGCTGAAGCTGTTCAAGCTCTTAATGATGGACTTAATGTAGCTAATAACTATCCAACTCAGTTCATCGAAACTGGCGCATTCAGCTCTCAAACTGCGATTAAGCTAGCGCAAAAAGTACAAGCTTACAACTTTAGTGCAAAACCTGTATTCTTGGGAACTGCTGCTGCATTATCTAAGGTTCTTCCAGATTACTCCGCAGGCTTTAGAATGAATGTTGCAGGTGCTGATGGTTCTGTAAGAATTATGAAGGACTTCTATGGATTTGACTTAGTTGAACTTCCGCAGATTCCGTCTGGTAAGAATTTCGGTATGATGTTAGATGACGATACTCTGTATGTTGTTCCAACATCTGTTGACAGGGTTGTTAAGGGTGTAATGTGTCCGACTATGACGAACACGAACCAGTTCTTTGATAACGCTGATATTACTACCAACTATACACTTAGAAGATGGTATAATTTCGGTTTCATCTCAGCGGGGTATGCAGGTCTTTATAAGATTACTGCTTAATTAAAGTTAAAATATAATGGAGAGCCATCCATTTGGCTCTCCTATTTTATAAGGAAAGAAAGGAATAAAAGGAAATGGCAAGACCTAAGAAAGAAACTGTTAATGTTACAAATGAAGCTGTTATCGATGAAATAAAAGTAGAAAATACTGATACACAAGCTAAAAAAAATATTAACTTAGAATTTGATTCACAAGATCAGCTTAAAGCACAAGCTGAACAAATTGCAAACTTACAAGCTCAACTTGAACTTATGATGAGAGCGCAAGCAAACACTCAATCCGTTTCAACTCAATTTGAAGCGACCAAGAAGCGTAAAATGATTAAGATTATTAATTTATCAGCAGGTGGTTTGACCCTCCAGGGTTCTCGTGTTATTCGTATTGAGAAGCAATTTGATAGTGTGACAGTTACAGAAAATGAAGCACGCTTGATTATTTCTAATATGCCAAATTCTGCTCGTAGTGGCATATTTTATATTGCTGATGCGGATTTTGTCGAAGAGAATAATTTAGATGACTCATATCAGGCAATGCTTGATGAAAAGCAGTTAAAAACTTTGCTGTCTAAGAATGTTAAAGAAGTTCTTGACATTTATCGTAATGCACCAGATGCTCAAAAGAAAATTATTAACGATATGATTGTTGATGGTAGATTGATGGGTGTTTCGATTGACGCAAATATCTTAGTGGAGCTTGGTAAATTAAGTGGCATTGACTACTTAAACATTGAAGAAATGGAACAGGATGCAACACAGAGTAAGATAGAGAGGTAATGATGGGAACGCTATTTGAAAAAGTTTATGATAGAGCCTTAATAGTTATTGAGGATTACAAACTTAACAAATTGGCTGAACAAGATTATGAAGCCTTTTTGCTTTACTTACAAGGAACTTTGGAACGGTCGATTCCAGATTTCACTTCTTGTAATACCGATTTGTCTTATAATGAAGTTGAGGATGAAAATGGCAATATGGTGATGGCATTTGATAATGAACTTAGTAATAAAGAAATCAATATTTTATCATCTATTATGGTGTATAATTGGTTTAGTCGCAAAGTTCAAGATGTTACACAATTTCAAGGACACCTCAGCAATAAAGAATTTAAAGCCCACTCTGAGGCTAATAATTTAAAAGAAAAGTCTGAATATCTTGATAGACTCAGAGAGAAATACAATCAAGATATTGTAGATTATCAAGTTGAAGCTATGGACTCCTATTTAAACATTATTATATAGGGGTGATAGTAATGAGAAAAACAAAGAAAAAAATTTTAATCGATATGGTTTTTAAAGTTTTGTGTGCATATGAGGGATATGAAGATAAGCGAGATAGTTTAGAATCATATCAATCTTGCATACGAACTGCAATTGTGGCTCTTTCGAGTCAACAAGATTCTGATTCAGTGCTTAATAGCATTATTTTACTCAATGGATTGTTTAATATGGGAGCAAAAGCAAAACACGAAGATGTTAAGCGAGTGGTATTCCATGTTACAAATGAAATTGAGCGAAAGGTTGAGGAGGTGTTGTAATGGCTTTGAAATTTTTTCAAAATTACATGAACACCAATATGGCTCAATCACCAGATGAAGAATATAGAGAACTTTTACAGGCTTGTGTGGATGACCAATGGGATAATACTACACAAGTGGTGCAAGTTTTAGAACAAAGTTGTATTGGTGGCACTTGTTGGAATCAGATAGATGTTCGAGTAGATTATGCAATTGAAATGGGAACAGGGTTTAAACAAGATGATGATTTTAAGGTATTTGCATTTAAAGACCTTAATCGAAAAGTTCCAAAAGGACTTATGTATCAATATGATGATGATTATTGGCTTGTAATAAATGCAGGAGAACTTGGTTCGGTTACAAGTGAGATTACTGTTCGTAGATGCAATAATGTTATGCGTTGGGTTGATAAGTATACAGGTTACATTTATGAATATCCATGCATAATTGAATATGTGCTTGAATCACCACAACAACTTAAAGATAAAGATGTGATTACAGCCAATGGACACATTAGTGTTTTATGTCAAGGCGATGAACTTACAAGATGCTTAGATAAGAATTTGCGGTTTTTATTTAATGGTCAACCATATAAATTGCTCGCTTACCAAAATATGCTCAATGAGGGTGTTAAGGACAATATGGCAAGTAATTTACTCTATCTTGATATGTATTTAGATATGATTGAACCCGATGATTGCTTAGAACGCAATGTGGCTAATTTGAATTCGTATTTATATACAATAGAATTTGTTAATCCACCAACCACAGTTTCAGTTGGGTCAAAAGGTCAATTACATTCAGTTGTAATGTTAAATGGTCAAGTTGTAGAACGTGGTATTGAATTTTGTTGTAATCAAAATATTACAATAGAAGATAATGGGACATTTACAATTATAGGCAACAGTGGTCATAAAGCATATGTTGAGGCTCGAATGGCAGGAAATCCGAATATAAAAGCAAGTGTAAGCATGGATATTGTAGAAGAACAAGAAGATGTATACTCACTTGTATTTTCTCCATTTATTGACTCATTGAGAGTAGATAAAAATATTGAATTTGATGTATTGATTTATAAGAAGGGTGTTAAGTATAGTGATTTTATCGAACTCACATCTGAAGGTTTAGATAGTAATGCTTATACACTTACTCGAATAGGCAAAAGTAATCGGTTCAACTTAGAAGCAAAAGAGATTAGCTCGACACCGCTTATAATAATAGCAAGTTACCACGAGACAACAGCTAAGATGAATATTGTATTTACGAGTATGTTTTAGGAGGTGGAATTATGGCAAGTTTTAACAAATTTACAAGTTTACCATTTGTTCCATATCGAATCGTGGTTAAACTCACAGAGAACGATAACTTCTTTAAATTATTAAAGTATAATACATATGATGCTTTGTCGATGCCTAATTTAACTGAAGATGAAAAACTTGAGTTGATTTGTAAGGATTTTGATGATATGCATAATTTTAATATTTTCCTTACGAATATTGAACCAAATGAACTCGTTAGTTCTAAAACAATTTTAAAACTATATCGTTATGATACATTGCCAGATAATTATGTTATCTCGACAATTTCTTATAAATTCGATATTCTATACGGCACAAAAAATGCTTTAGTAGATTATCAAGGAGTTCCATGTCCAAGAGTTGATGTAATGGAAATGGAACTAATGAAAACATTAAATGGAGCAGATGTTGCAGGAGTTGGTAAATTACAATTCAACCATGACCTATCTCGTCTTTGTCGCTCAACACTTAATATTGGAAACAACTATACTTTTACAGGAACTTCTATAGTTATGGCTACACAACTATCTGATACTGGAGGAGATGGAGTTTGTGGATAATATTGAAACTTATGTTGAGAAATATCGAACATTTGATGAACCCGTTCCATTTAAAGATGTTTTGATTTATCCTGTAAAGGTAAAAGATTATTATAGATTTATGTCAAATATTGACATTTTAAAAATAGATAAAGATAAGATTCCAGATGTCAGAGTAATGCAAATGAGTTATTTAACATTTATACTTGGAATTATAATAGAAAGTGAAGAATATAGAGATATGTTTATTAATATATTAGAGCTTTGTCTGCATATAACGCAAGATGATGAATGTTATAATCAGAAATTCCCTTATAAGGAGATTTTATATGGAACTATTGATAATAAAGAAATTTATTTTATCAATGGTTATGATGTAAATATTGAATTTGATGGGAAAAGTTCCATATTAAATATTGGAACAACTAGGCTCTATGCACAAGATTTAGATGATATTATTGATATTATTTGTTATCAGAATTTTAACGATTATGATAATGATGAAATGTCAGAAGATTTTAAAAAATTACTTGAAGAATATTGTCATTTAAAAAATAAGAATATTAAGCCGCCAACTTTAGAGGAACAGCTTATTGCGATTATGGCGCAAAATGGTATGACTAAGCGTGAATTGATAGATGAAACAATGTATACTGTAAGAGGTATGATTGATTCCATTGTTGGTTGTGTGGATTATCAGATACAGCATAATTATCGTGCTAATGCCATGACTGATAAGAAGTTACCAGATATTGAACATTGGCTTATTAAGTCTAACAAGGGTAAATATGACGATATGTTCTCTGACTTGGATTCGTTTAAGAAAAACTTTGAACTTTAAATAAATTAAGGAGGAAAAGTATGAAAAAGTTTGTTTTAGCGGGCGTTGGAACTGTAACGGGTTTTGACGGTGATGCTTTACTTTTTAATGCAAAGACTTTAACTGAATCTTCGATTTCATTAGAAGTTACGGAAGAAGAAATCCGAGGTGGATTGGCAAATCCTTTAATTGCTAAATATTTCCATGATGCAATTTTGAATGCAACTATTACTGATGCATTATTTGACATGCAATATCTGGCTCTTAATGCAGGTGGCGAAATTACAATCGGTGGAGATTCTATTGTAGATGAACAAGTAACTATTACTACTGAAAATCAGATTACTGTAACGGGAACTCCTGTCGCTTTTGGTAATGCAGGTATTGTTGGTTGGTATAGCAAACCAAATGAAGACAATTGGAGTCCAATTACATTTGTGGGTCAAACTGCACAAGCTACTATTGCTGTTGGCGAGACGGTTTGTGTAAAGTATAATGCAATTGATGATGCTTTGAGTCAATTTATTATTCCATCTAATGTAATTCCGTCTGAAATTAGATTAGAAATGAAATTCCCAGTATTTTCCGCAGGAACGGATAAATTGACCCGTTCATCTCAAGTTGGCGAATTTATTGTATCTATTCCAAGATATATACTTAGTGGCTCATTTGAACTTTCCATGACTTCAACAGGTGCAGCTACATCTGACCTTTCTGGCTCTGCTCTCGTAGCTTATGAAGGAACTGGATGTAATGACTTGGGTCAATTCGCAACTGTAAAGTTAAGAGAATATGGTAAAAAATGGTATGACGGTTTAACGGCTATCGCTGTTTATAATGCAGATATGAGACTTGAAACTGGTAAAACTTTGACATTAAAGCTCCGTGGTCTTTACGACAATGGTTCTGCGATGTCTACAGATTTATTGGATAATACCAAGATGACTTATAGTGTAAATCCGTCAAATATTGCTTCTGTATCGGCAGCAGGTGTAGTTACTGCAAATAATGCAGGTACTGCTGAAATTAAGATTGTGGCAACAGATACCGCAACTCTTGCTGACCCGATTGAGGCATATGCAAGCATCACAGTATCTTAATTAAAATTTAATCGGACAGGCATCTATTTGCCTGTCCATTTTTAGTTAGGAGTGATTTATATGTTTTGTAAATATTGTAATATTGCTGAATATAATAAATTTTGCACTTGTGCAAAAAATGGTGAAATTTGTCCGTTTGTACGAAGATGTACGAATGAAAGGCGTTGGAAACCATTAGATACAATGAGTAAATGTAAATTAGGAAAGGATGAAGTAGTAGTGCCAAAAGGAAAGAATAAGGTACGCTTTGCACTTCATGGAGAACTTTATGTCGAGGATGGAGAATTTGTATATAGTATAAAAAATCCATATGACTATGTTCCTGAATTTGTAGAAATTGTGGACATAGATGGGATTAAATACATTAAGGGTTTTGAACCTCAAATAAAGTCATCTAAAAAGAAGAAGAAAGACGAGGAGGATGCAGAATGTTAGTAAAAGGTAACTGTGGGGGCATGATTCCTGTCGATGATAGTACATTTGGAGTTAATACTAAAGGTGAATTAACTATGAATGTTGGTGAACAAAATGCTGTTCCATTTAAAAATATTGATGTTGAGGGCGATGCTACAATTAATCATCTTGATGTTGTAGATAGTATTGTAGTTCCAGACCCAACTGACCTTAAAGAAGCTACAAATAAAAAATATGTAGATGCTCATTATATTACATCTCCTAATGGAACGCAGTATAAGATTGTAGTAGATGACAATGGTGAATTATCTACCACGAGTGTTTAATAGGAGGTAGCTATGGAAAGTGTAGAAGTTACCTTACAAGGTTTAAAAAAAGATGTCAAGGGTTTAGAATATCGGATGAGTCATGTAGAACAACTTAGTGAAAATGTAAATCGTTTGGCAACTTCTATTGAGGTTATGGCTACCAATATGGAAGCGATGACATATGAACAGCGTAGATTAGCTGACGCTCAAGAAAAAGCAGATGAACGCATTCACACACTTGAAATGCAACCTGTGGAAGCATGGGATAGCGTAAAAAAGACATTGGTTACTTGTATAGTGTCTGCTATTGGTGGGGCAATTATCGGAGGTTTACTTCCAATTCAATGAAAAAGTTCGTCAATCAATGGGGTGTGTATGTTGTGGATTTGGGTAACAAGGACGGGTCTGTGCAAAGTGGGATTCGTCCTTGTGTAATTTTACAAGGGATGATAGGTAATTCATGCAGCCCCACAACGATATGTTTACCTATTACCAGTAAAGTAAAAAAGTCGAATATACCACCCCATTATATGTTACATAAAAAAGATTATCCATTTTTTGATTGCGAAGAGAATGTTGTGCTTTGCGAACAAGTTTGTACTATCGATGTAAATAAACAAGTTCAGAAGTGGCTCGGAACATTAAAAGAAAAGGATAAAAAAGAATTATTTGAGGCTTTTTTAAGCAATTTTCAACTCATAAAGGAGGAATAAAAGGAATGAAGGAATTAAAACGACCAGAGACAATTTATATAGGTGAATATGATATAAATTTAAGACCATATTTAACCCTTCAAGAGCAAGAAGCAATTGTATCCTTAATGTTAAATTCAGATAATTTAGTTGAAAGAGAAGTAAAATTGATTACAGGTGTGGTCGAATTTTGTACCGATATTCCAACTGATAGTGATGTTGATATAAATGATATTATTATTAGTGGCTTATGGGATGAGATTCAAGATAAAATGGGTGATTATATTTGGAATGTTGAACATATGGTATCAAAATATGATTCTATGGATTTTACATTTTCAAAACTTGTTAATCTTCTCGCTGAAAAGTTAGATTCTCTTGCTAATGCGCTCCCTAATGAAAATCAATTGGTAGAGATAGCTAAGGGGTTATTAGAAAAAGATGTTGATAAATAATTCATTAGAATTACAAAATAGAGCAAATCAAGCTTTGATGACTGTGGTAGATAATACTATACAAATTGCACTTGATAAACTTTTGGACATTATTGAACAGACCGTATATTCATATGGTGCTACTTGGACAAATGGTCAAGGTGGTGACTTTGGTCGAACCCATGAGTTCTATGACACATGGGGTAAAACAAAGGCAAGGTTCACAAGTTCATTTTTTGGTTCAGCAGTAGAAGCTTCGATTTTACAAACATTACCATTAAGTTACCACGAACCATTTAGCCATGGTTCTATTGTAAGTGGTGGTGCTATTAGTAAAAATGATTTAAGCAATATTATAAATGAAGGTCTAAGTGAATCAAATCTTAACTTTCCGGCTATTGAGGCTCGATCATTCTGGGATGAATTTGAAAGATGGTGCGACAAAAATTTGATTAATATATTTACATCAGAATGTAAAAGGATGGGATTGAATATTGGAGCGAGTGCAACTTATTCAATCGGATGAAAGGATTAAAGGATGTTTATTTTAGGATTAGATATGAGTACACAGAAAACAGGTTATGCTGTGTTTGAAATATCAGATAACAAAAAGGAACTTATTGATTATGGCTGTTTTGAAATGTTGAGTTCAATTGAAAAAGATTGGAGAGTTCGTATTAAATATATGGCAAATCAACTTGGTGAATTGATGGGTCAATACGAATTTAGCAAGGTTTATATTGAGGATGTTCCACCAATTGTGAACAACTCACAGACGGTCAAGACACTTGGAGCCTTGCAGGGTATTGTGCTTGGGGTTACGGGAGTATACGCTGTACCAACTGAGTTTACCCCAGTTGAAACATGGAAAACCCAATTGAATATCAACCTTTCACATAGCAAGGAATACAATAGGGTTAAAAAGGATTTAAAAGGTGATAAAAAGAGTTTGGAATCTCTTAAAGGTAAAGTTAAGGCTTATGAGAAAAAAATGAGTATAGACCTTGTTAATCGTTATTTTGGGCTTGAGTTAAGGTGGAAAAGCTTTGGGTCTAAACAAAATGACGATGATATTGCAGACGCAATTAATATTGTGGCAAGTAAATTATTTGAAGGTTATAAATATGTTTTAAGAGATTTTGAAGATATTATGAATGAAATAAAATAACCTCTGTAGAAAGGGGGAATATATATGGCTGTTGACCTTTTTCAACTTGATTTAAAGGCTAAAGTTGATGTTGCTGATATAAAAAAGCAATTAAGAGAGGTTAGCAAAACCACTGAAATTAAATTAAATGCCGATAATACACGAAGAGCAACAAAAAATATAACTGAATTTAAAGATGCTACAGGGCAAGCTTATACGGCAACTGAAAAATTCAATAAAGAAGGAAAGCTTTTAAGCACAACATTAAAGACAACTGCGAAAGAATCAGAAACATTAGGAACAAAACTTTCTAATATGGGGTCGAAAATACAATCAATAAATGGTATATTTCAAGCCCTTAAAAATGTTGCCGTTAGTTTTGGTCAAGCATTACAACCATTATTAGAATTTGAAGATTCGTTGACGGAACTGAAGAAAGTTAGTGATTTATCGGGTACATCTTTAGATAATTATACTGATAAGCTTGCTCAAATGGGTCAAGAGGTAGGTAAATCTCGTTCTCAAATGGTAGAAGCGGCAACTGAATTTGTTAAGTCTGGGTTCAGTGAATCTGATTCTGCTGAATTGGCAAGAGTTGCAAATTTATATATGAATATTGCCGACGAAGAATTAAATGCAGGAGATGCGGCTAATTTTATTATTAGCCAAATGAAAGCATTTAATCTTGAGGCTCAAGATGCCGAACATATTATCGACAGTTTAAATAATGTGTCAAATAATACAGCTGTTAGTTCAGCCGACTTAGCAACTAACATTGGAAAAGCATCTGCTGCATTGGCAGTAGGTGGAAACACATATGAAGATGTTCTTAGTTTAATGACGGCAGGCGTTGAGATTACCCGTTCTGGCGCAAAAGTTTCAAGAGCATTGGTATCAGTACAATCTCGTTACAATCAAACTATAGACGAAACATCTTCAACAGGTCAAAAACTTATTGAATGGTATAATAAACATAATATCGCAATTAAAGACCAAGAAGGACAACAAAGAAAGCTTTATGACACATTAAGTGATGTATCAAAGATATGGAATGACCTTAGTAAAGATGAACAACTTTACTATCTTAATATCCAAGCGGGTGAATTGCGCCCCTTCAAGGTGAATTGCTGGAAGCCTTAAAGTTTTATTTACTACAACATAAGCATGAAATAAAGCTAAGTGTGAATGTTATAAAAAACAATAAAAATATATAGGTAATCAGCAGCCAAGCTCCGAACAGGAGAAGGTTCAGAGACTATTCCAATGGCGAGGTAAATGCTCGCAATAGAAGTACGACCACAAAGCTAGTGGTGGGTGAGATTCCCTTAAATGGAAGTGCCTTGACACGAAAGTGAAGATATAGTCCGAACTTATAGGAAACTATAAGGAAGAAAGTTTTATAAATAAAACTTTCTTTGGCTAATGTAGCGAATTAGCTTAACAATTGGCAAATCAAACACAAAATTTGAGTGCCATTCTTCAAAATTTTGACCAAGTTTTAAATGCACATGATTTAGCATTGAATGCATCGGGTTCGGCTGTGACAGAAAATGCTCGTGCAATGGAGAATCTTAACAAAAAGATTGATAACTTAAAAGCGTCTTGGTCTGAAATAGTTCTTGCATTTGTAAATTCTGAGGCGATTGGCAACATTCTTGATAAAGTTAGTTCTGCACTTCGTGATATTGCAAATAATGAAGCAGCAATTAACACAATTGTAACTCTTGTTAAAACTTTACTTCTTTTAGCAGGTTCTAAAGCTATAGTAGACTTTTTTAGTGGAGTAAAAGCATCAGTAGTACAGTTGCTTCCTAAGATTACAGAATTTATCACAAAATTGACCGCAGTGAAGGCTGTTTTGATAGGTGCTGAAACAGCAACAGGTACATTAGGTACAGCATTTTTGGGTTTAGTTACACCTCTTGGGGTAGTTATAGGTTTACTTTCTGTTCTTGCTATAGGTATTGCTGCTTATAACAAGGTTCAAAAAGCACCATCAGAACGCCTTGAAAAAGATAAAAAGACCCTTGAAGATACTAAGGAAAAATATACTGAAATCAAGAAAGAATACGACGAACTTCTTAGCCGTCAAAAGACTCTAAACTCTCAAGGTAAAGACCTTAATGACGCAGAAAAAAAGCGTTTGGAATTACTCGAACAACAAACAAAGGAACTCGAAGAA